TCACCTAAATGATGGTATAGTGTTTCAAACGGTTTAGATGTTGCGTGGTCAAGACGCAAATACATCTAAGCCGTTCACGGCTGACCCCTGAAACTTAGAGCTTGACCCTCTGAGCTTCAGGGGTTTTCTTTTGGAGAATTTTATGGAAGATTGCATAGGAAAAACTTATAGCAGATTGACAATTTTGAAAGTTGTTGAATCTTCTAAAGGTTATAAAAATGTTCTTGTAAGATGCAGTTGCAATTTAAACACTGAAAAAATTGTTCGGTTAAGCAATTTAAAAAATGGCAATACGACAAGCTGTGGCTGTTTTAAGATTGAAGCATCAAAAGAAAAAAACACAATTCATGGATTGCGCCAATGCCCTATATATGGCGTTTGGAAAAAAATGAAGCAAAGATGCGAAAGCAAAACAAACAAAGACTACATAAATTACGGCGCGAGGGGAATCTATGTTTGTGAAAGATGGCAAGAATTTCAAAACTTTCATGATGATATGTTTTCTTCATGGTCTTACGGCTTGACTATTGATAGAAAAAACAATAATGAAGGCTATAACTTTAGTAACTGTAGATGGACTACAAGATTAGAGCAAAATAGAAATACGAGAAAAAATTTTTATATAACCTACAATGGTAGGACTCAATGCTTATCTGCTTGGTGTCAAGATCTTGGCTTAAAGTACCACACCGTAAAGAGAAGATTTTATGATGGGAAAACTCCTGAGCAAGCGTTTTCTTCAAGCCGTTTACCAAGAACTGCAAAAGCCGTGATATAGTATTGTGAAACCCGGATACCGAGGAAGTCATGAGCCTCGGGAAAAGCGTCCCCACCTCGCCTTCCGTGTGTTTCTTCAAGGTGGCTCACTGTTAATAAGGTGCGGCTTATGGCTAAGAAAAGCTATTCCGAAAAATTGTTAGACCCTCGCTGGCAACAGATGCGCTTACGCGTGTTTGAGCGTGACGGGTGGAAGTGTCTGATGTGTGGTGACTCTGAAAAAACATTACACGCTCATCATCCTGTTTATCATCCAAGATCAGATGGCCCTTGGGATTATGAAGACAATGAAATAATTACTTTGTGTAAAGATTGTCATTCATATGAGCATGATGAAATTGAGTCATCAAAGGCAAATGCTCTTTTGGCAGTTGTAGGTTTGGGATTTAACACATCGCTTGAGCTTGATTGTTTTTGCGACATCATTTCTTCATTTACAAAAGAAGAACTTACTGAACTCTTTTTATGGAGAACCAGTGATGGCTCGAATCAGAACAGTTAAGCCTGAATTGTTTAGGCATGAAGCACTTTTTGAAGCAGAGCAGCAAAGCAAATTGCCTTTGCGTTTGGCATACATTGGATTGTTTACGGCTTGTGATCGAGAAGGTAGATTTAAATGGAAACCTAGAGCATTAAAGTTAGATGTTCTTCCATACGATCAAGTTGACTTTTCACGCGTGCTTGACGCGTTAGTCACGCATGGATTCATTGTCAAGTATGTGTTTGAAGGCGATGAGTTTGGTTGTATTCCATCTTGGTCACAACATCAAGTAATTAACAACAGGGAGTCAATATCTTTGTTACCTTCCCTTGATGAATCAACAACTTGCACGTGTGACACACGCGTGGATGACGCGTTGACCACGCCACTTGTGCATACTCAAGTGGAAGGGAAGGGAAGGGAAGGGAAAAGGAAAGGGAATAAGGAAAGCGCGATTGTGACGCGACCTGAGTTTGTTAATGAGCAAATTTGGAATGATTGGCTTGTAATCAGGAAGAAGAAAGATGCGCCATTAACTCAAACCGCTTGGGAGCTATTTACAAACCAAGTCAATAAAGCTGGCTGGACTCTTGAGGATGCAATTAAAGAGTGCTGTTTGCGTACATGGGCCAGTTTTAAGGCCGATTGGGTAGCGCCCAAACAATCCTTTGCCCAGCAAGCTGCTGACGTTGCCCGAACAACAGTCCCCGCCCAGAACACTGGCCCTGACCCTGTGCTTATCAAGATTGAGCAAGACCGCCAAAAAGCAGCGCCTATGCCTGACCACATTCGCCAACAAATTAAATCTGTATTGAGAAAAGTATGAACGAAGCAATGAAACAAGCGTGGTTGCAAATCAGCGCCATGATGGAAAATCCTGATACAACCGAACTGGACATTTTTCTACGTACTTGGCAACTTGCTATGAAAGCCGAACGGGAAGAATGTGCTTTACTGGTAGAGGAAAACGTGCAAGAGTGCAACGGGCCAATGGGATTTGTTTTGCAGTCAAATGCTGACGCTATCCGTGCAAGAGGTCAGCAATGAGACCAGTTATCCAACAAGCCGTGCGGAATATGCTTAAAAGCCATGAGGATGGCCTAACAAGGCAAGAGCTATCCGATGCCCTAGGGATTCACATAACTAACGTCAAACGGGCGATTAAGGCCATGCCTGACGCTTATGTTGACCGATGGGTTCGAGGCAAGCGCAATGCCTTTCAAAAAGTCTACTGCGTTGTCAAAGTTCCTGAAGACTGCCCACACCCAAAAGACCAGGTGTTCCGTGGCGGCTGTGGTAAACCAAAAACTGTTTGGGTGACATTGCAATGAGTAGGTCATACGCACTGAAAAAACTGCTTGAGCATGGGCCATTAACCCGCCAAGAGATTGTTGAGATCACTGGTTGGAAAGCAAAGCAGGTTCACTTCACTTTGGCGTACTTGGCTCAAATCGGAGCAATTGTTAAACAAGAAAAGACTTGGACATTAGGGTAACTACGGATGGCGTACAGCAGAAAAACCATATCCAATGAAGGTGACAGATACATGATTGAGCTTGGTGAAGCGCGAGTTCTCTACAGGACTTACGAATCAACAGGCCAAAAGGTTCTTACAAAAGTCCGCATGGAGTGGCTTGAAAAGAGATATGGAACTGGCGCTGTTGTGAGAATTCGGTCTTACATGGTCAAATTACAAAGTGGTGAACTTGAATGACATTCCAAGTAATTTTTAGCGTTGAAGGCGATCCAGTTGGAAAGCAGCGCCCAAGGTTTTCGCGTGGCCGCACTTACACACCAAAAAAGACAACAGAGTATGAAGGATTGATTGCAAACAAAGCACGGTTAGCAATGGGGCTAGCAGAGCCACTAGAAACGCCTGTCGCGGTCTATATCTACATCAACCATGCAATCCCCGCCAGTTACTCAAAGAAGCGCCGTGAGGATTGTTTGGCAAGAATTGAAAGGCCAAAGAAGCCTGACCTTGATAACGTAGCAAAGGGCTGCCTTGATGCTATGAACGGGATTGTTTACAAGGATGACGTACAGGTTGTCAGCCTTTACGTAACTAAGCGATATGACACTATTGCAAGCGTTCATGTTTGCGTCCGTGAGGAGTTGGAATGAAAGTAACGCTGCACAGCGCACAACAAGCGCACACTGTCCTGAAAGATGTTTGGCAAAAAGCCAAGCCTTACCTGTTGGCGGGTAACAAGCTGGTGCTGACGATTGAGCAAGAAAAGCGCAGCCAAGAACAAAACGCTTTGTTGTGGTCTGTGCTGACTGATCTGTCAAAGCAAGTTGACTGGCATGGCGAGAAGGATTTGCTTACTGCTGGCCTGAAAAAGCAGCGAGCTATCCCTGGCATTGATGGCGGCTTTGTGGTTCTTGGCTCGTCAACCAGCAAGATGACTAAACAAGAGATGACAGACCTGATAACGCTTGCACACGCATTTGGTGACGAGCGCGGTGTTAAGTGGTCGCCTACAAGCATTGGAGAACAGAATGAAAGTTGAAATTGGTAACGCAACGTTGTACCTTGGCGATTGCATGGACATTCTGCCAACACTTGATAAGGTGGATGCGGTGATTACTGACCCTCCTTATGGGATTGGATTTAGACTACAAGGGGGGACATGGGGCAAAAAACACGGGGGTGTTGATTGGGATAAAGAGCCTCATTTAGCAGTTTATGCGGCCATAAAATTTGCTGAAAAGTCAATTGTCTGGGGCGGTAATTATTACGAACTTCCGCCTTCTCGATGTTGGTTAACGTGGATTAAGCGTGATGCAGTTCCTTCAATGGCCTCATGTGAACTTGCTTGGACAAGTTTTGATGCAAACGCAAAGTTTTTTGATTGGACTATTGCAGCCACAAATGCAGAACGTGTTGCACATCCAACACAAAAACCTCTAGCTTTAATGAAGTGGTGTATTGAGCAAGCTGGCAACCCTGAAACAATCCTAGACCCATTCATGGGAAGCGGCACAACTGGCGTTGCTGCTGTCCAGATGGGCCGCAAGTTCATAGGTATTGAGCGTGAGCCTAAATACTTTGAAATTGCTTGCAAGCGCATAGAAGACGCACAACGAACATTTGATATGTTTGGAT